CGAGATATTCCGATGATCACGAGCAACATCAACGCGGATCCACAAGTCCAAGTGAATTACATTCCGTCTCAACCACAGAAAGAAGACTACATCAATGGTTACGAACAAGGCCCTGATATGGTGAGCGAGTACAACCGAAAAGCATCTCGTAATAATTCGCTTGATGATCTTTACAGTGAGATTCAGACTCCAATATTGCTGGCAGTGATGTATTTCTTGTTCCAGTTGCCGGTGTTCCGCAGACAACTTTTCAAATACCTTCCAGTATTATTCTCGACTGATGGAAATTTTAATATCAACGGCTATTTATTTAGCAGTATTTTGTTTGGGCTTATGTTTTACTTGATGAACAAGGTGGAGAACCTTTTCCAAATCTCATGAATTGTGAGAAAGCGTAGCGACTGTGAAGCTTAGCGACCAAATTCACTTGTGAAGAAAAATCTAGCAGGATTTTTGCTAAATTTTTTATAAAAGATGTTTTTAATCTTTGCATATATAAAATGGCTATGTTTGCAGAACAAAATGGATGTGAAATTGTAACAAAAAATGAAATTGACGATGTTTTTACATTCTTTACTGATGCGTTGGAATCAAATAAACTCTCAGAATTAGAAGTTGATGAAGAAGCATTTATCGATCAAAATAGTGAAAAACTTAAACTAAAATTTGAGGAAATTGGAATAACATTTAACAAGGATAGATTTAAGGAAATGATCCAAAAAATACTTTATTCAATGCCAATGAACCAAAGTGGCGGAGAACCAACTGAAGTTGTGATAGAAGGTAGAAAAAAAAAATCATTTGTTCGATATGATTTATATGCTATCGTTGCATTTTTGTTTAGTATTTTCATCCTATTTCTTGCATTTTTGCAGTTAAATCAAATTCTCTTGACCGCTACCGACAGAAATATTTATGAGTTAAGTCAAATGTTAGGTGAACAAATAACTGAGACTATAAAATCTGTACCACGAAATGATTTGTCACTTCTTTCTTATGCTTATGATGTTTTTAAACAGGTATGTTCCAATATTGGGTCTGATGTGAAAGCGGTAGCGAGGTCAAAAGCAACAGATGTTGTATATTATACATTTGACAGCTTTAATAAGGAAGCAATCTCAATTTGCTCTACAAAACAATCTGGTGTTTTAGGAATTATGGATGGTATTGTAAAAGCGGTTGTCAATTTGGGAGGAACATCTGCGTGTGTGATTGAACAACAAAAGAATTTATTTGAGAAGTATACAAGGGATATTGCATTTGAGGCTTCAAAACAAATGACAACTCAGACTATGGCTCTTCAAAATTTAACAAAACTAGTTGTAGCTGGATTAGGATTAGGAGGTCCAGCGGTTGGATATTTGAAATATAGACTCAAACAATCTTCACCAAACCCACTTTATCTTAAAGATGATATGTCACTTGCGAGACGAGGTGGAAAACGAAGTAAAAGTAAAAAACGAAGTAAAAGTAAAAAACAGAGTAAAAATAAAAAGAAACAGTATAGAAAATCAATCAAGAAACATAAGAGAAAATAAAACACGCGGCAACTCAAGTAAAAAACTTATATACTGATCTGTATAATGATAAATCAGTATGTAAACAAATTGATAGATAATCTTCCGGATGAATTCAAAAAACGAAAAACACCATTGCGAATTGATTTAGTGTTGGATGGGGGATTATTCAATGGGTCATATTTGGTCGGCGCAGTTCACTTTTTGAAGGAGATGGAACGAAGAAATTACATCAAGGTTGAGCGTGTTTCGGGTGCAAGTGTGGGATCAATTGTTGCCCTTTTGTATTTGTCCAACTCTCTCGAATCGATGCCAGAATTATACAGTATGGTTTACAATGAGATTAAGTCATCAAACACTTTATCGTGTATCCAAAATATAAAAAACATTTTAAATCATGATAAAGATATGTATAAACAACTCAACAATAAATTGTATATTTCGTATAATAACATTCATCAGATAAAAAAAACATTCAAATGTGTCTACAAATCCAACCAAGATATATACGATACCATCTCAAAGTCGTGTCATTTGCCTTTCATAATCGACGGAAAATTACTGTATAAAAACAAGTACTTAGATGGTGTGAATCCGTATATGTTCAAACCATGTCCGTCTCGTAAGATTCTGTATTTAGATCTGTTTGGATACGACAAGGTATTGAATTTCTTCAATATAAAGAACGAAAAAACAAACTGTCATCGGATACTGAGTGGAATGTTGGATATTCATAACTTTTACATTAAGCAAACCGATACATCGATGTGCAGTTATGTGAATGATTGGAGCATAGTAAACAGATCGCGTTTATATGTAAAAATAATTTATGAATATATCATTGTATATTTAGTGTGCATTTTGAATATTCTTGGGCGATATACTACCGGTATAGAATCATCCATAATCTATAAATTGTTTAAACGGATCGTGAAGGAATGCTTTGGAGTTATAGTGGAAACATACTGTTGTGTGTGATAACAGGCGTGTGTGATAACAAAAACCGGGTATATTTATTATCATAGTGTATAATAAATGTACTTCAAGAATATTTCCCAGTTCGCTAATACAAGTGACTATCTCCCCATCTTCAATGGTGTCCTGATAACCGATATGATTGTTATGTGTCTCCTCATTAGTGGTGTTATTAAATCTAGTGTTCTGAAAATCTGGTACAAAGATCTGAGTTTAAGCGCGGTTATCGCCGATGTGTTGATTATTTTGATTGGCATCATTTTAGCACGCTTTTTTTATCCTTATATTTTCAATGAATATTCTCTGATCAAGTTCATTGGGTTGGCGGTTGTCATACAAGTTATACACGACATATTATTTTACCAATTATGCGTATCGATCCCTCGCGGCAGATCACATATATTGGACATATTCAAAAACTATGGTATGGAGAATGGATATAAGGCGATACTCTCGGATAGTGCAATGATGGTTTGTGCTATACTCATCGGATCTTACCTGAAGGGAAAGAGCTTGAATATGAATATAATCACAATGATTGTTGCTGTTTATATAGTGCCGTATTTGATTTATAGCATGTAATTTACAGAATGTAATTTGTAGCGTGTAATTTCTAATTTATGTAACTGAAATCAGTTATATAAATCATTATTTTCGTTTATTTCGTTTGGTGGTATTATTCGTTGAGTAATAAATTCCAAAAAATGACTTTCTCTTCTTTGTCTTCAGTTTTCTCTTTGATCTTACCGGTGCCTTTTTTTCAGTCATATTGCCATTTTTTTTCTTATAAACAGGTTTGTAATTCAAGAACCATTCATCATACTCTTTGGTTCCTTTCTTCATTTTCAACTCCCCGTACACTTTATTTCGGTGATCTCTCATTTCCGACACACTCTCTTGGTGTCCGTAACAAGTCACACTGAATCTTCGTAATAATCCCTTCTGCTCTAAACGATTCTTCTGCTGCACTTCAAAGAGGAATTTGGACATGCACAAAATACGATCCATAAATTCAGAGTAATAGTCTCGATCTGTATATAGGAACGCCAAATAGAAATTCAACATTGTGTCGATGGAAGCAACCTTAACCTTTTGTCCGCTTATGTTTATGACATTGTAACTGTGACATGCGATAGGTTTATACACAAATGCAATTGTGTCCTTATTGACAATTATCTCGTAATGCACGGGTATTATTTCACCCACCGGTTCGTGTTTGACAATCTTTACATTTGTAATTCCAATATCGCCAAGGCGTTCCTCGACAATCTCACAAGTTGTTTCTGGGTCGTTAGAGAGAACATCGAAATCGGGGATATGCTGAACCTTTCGCTGTTGCTTTGCAGGCATGTACCGCGAATACAGGTTGATCGCGTAACCTCCAAAGAATACGACACCCTGATTGACGAAAGTCTCACGCGTTACCTTGTAAATTTCATCTTCGTGTGTAATGTCTCCCATTGATCGTTGATAGTCAATAGAATCACAATCAACCGTCTTTAACGGATAGTATTTATTTAGTAAAGAAAGACGCTTGAAAACTTTTTCAAATCGATCAATTTGACCTGCTGGCCGTGAGAGCTCCAAATACATTGCCATCTTCAGGAAATTGGCGGGACAATACAATATGCCCTTGACACGGACAGCCTCCTTTTTCAAGGCGTTGAATAGTTCGGGGGGGATGTAAGTGATGTCGGCAACGCCCAGGAAATTACAAAACACTTTGAATGTGCCCTTGTGAGCACCAGCCTTTGCTTCCACTTCAGTGTAACCATTCTTCACATATATATCAGCTAGCTCTTTCGCATCTTCCATTGCATTCGGGGAATAGAAATCGTAGTCGCTGAGCTCTTCGTCTTTATCGTAAATTTTGTCTTGTTCAGGGAGCAGAGCGTCAATTGCAATTCCACCATAACAAATTAAACTCTTTTTTTTTAGAAATCCTTCTACTATTTGAATCATATCTTGAACTTCAGGTGTATTGACAAGGCGCCTTCCCATTTTTGTTTCGGCTAAATCAACAGCACTTCGGAGAATTGCCAACTCGCATTCTTGAAATGTCATTGATTTATCGCACTTTACTATTTCTTTCTTCATATACATCCAAGAGAAAATTATTTAGTAAGTGATTGTAACTCCTAGAGGCGCATCTGCTGTTTTCTCCTCATATGATAGTTCCGGATTTTGCGGGATCGGCGGATCAATTGTAACAGGGATATATCGCATATTTTCCTGTTTCCGAACAAATGCATAACCGTTCGTATCAAAGAAATTGATGTCGCTCAGCAAAAAGTTATCAACATATTGGTATCGCATTGCAACAACTTGGCACCCCAACATCCTCGTATAATCGGCGCTTGGGTTCGGTGGGTTGACGCCACCGTCAGGCAAAACAATTGACATAAACCCACCTATCTTGTGGAAGTTTTCTAATTCATCGATGTCGGGGATATTTTTTGCTTGGAAGTACTGATATAACCGAACATTACCAGAATTACTCGTCGCATTTACATATTCGACCAATTCGGCATTATCTTTAAACGATTTGTTGCCCTCATCCACAATTAAAACGATCTTACTTTTCAAACGAGACAATTTGATCAAACCTAAATTCTGGTTACGATTTATATAACTATATTCCTTTCCGAGCATTTGTCTCGTATACGATTTGAATATATTAGCAAGTGCTTTATACATTTCAGGATTATTGCTCTTGAACCGCAAATGGAGTATGATGGGATCCAACTTGTTAGGCGCTCCATCACTAAACGCGTACAACTGGATAATATTCATAACATCGGAAAATTTTACATAGTTGTATGTTTCCTTAACATAATAGTTGTTGGCTGTGGATGTGGAAACAACTGGTATACCGTCAACGGAGTATATTTCGAAATCCAAACACCTAGCCCCCTGTTTTATAACACTCTTTAAATTGCAAACATTTACATAATCGTTCTTGTAGCGTCCACCCGAACAACAATTGTAGGCTGTTTTTATATAATAGTTGCAGAGATAGTCACTTGCATCCGCCGTATTGGATCTTATTTTAGTATTCAAATCATACATTTTGTTCATGTAGGAGCACTCTCTTGATTCAAGTTTGCTAGTGTACAATATATACAATAACAATATGCAGATAATAAATACAATTAATGCTACCAACATGTTTGTAATGAAGGTTTGATCTAACTCACGAATGTTTTTAACTAATTCTTCATATTTATTAGTCATCGTTTTTTGAAGTGAAATAGATTCGTCAGCCATAATATACGAATAGAGTATTTTTTGTCAATTAAATATTAAATATTAAAAATTAGTATTTGTATATAACAAATGACTGGCGGCTTAATGCAACTTG